TATTAGCCACGCCACTTTCATAATCAACTACTCTTAATCCGCTCTCAGTTAATACCCGTACGGCATTTCTTACAGCGTCCTGATATGAAAATGCACCTCTTGCTACTTGAAAATGTGCATAGTTTAAAGTATCTTGGTAAGTCTTAGCAACCGATTTAAACCCATTGCCCGACTTAAAGCCAAGTGACTTAGTAAGATTTTTTAGTTCGCCGTGAGTCTTTTTAGCATTAGCAGCAACAAATTTCATCATTGTAGAACTATCGTATAAGCTAAGCGTCTTTTTACCTGCCTTTTTATAAGCTATATTTTCATAATACATACTTCTATCAGTAGCATTTATAAACAGCTTATCGACTTCACTCTTGCTCATCTTATTAGTCTTAGCTATCTTACTTTTTATCTCTTCAAGGTCATTTCCCGTTTGTCTGAGCATATACATCTGCCAATCAGCAATATCTGTTATTTCACCTGCCTTTTGTAATCTCCTTGCAATATCAGAGATAATATCATCTTCCAAATCTTGATATATCTTTACGATATTATCTGGAACTACCTTAAGCTCATCAGGAGTTAGCATATATTATCACTCCTCATCTACATCATCTATCTCTTTTTCAATCTTTTCAGATGGCATATAATCTTTGCACTGTTCTTCAGTAAGTCCATATCTTCGCATTAGATATATTTCAGGCTTGATTATTCCTGCTGCCACTTCCTGTAGCATTATAGCTTGGTCTGCTCCACTATCGACTATTAAGCTATCGTCAAATTCAAAGCTTACTTCATACTCCCCTTGACCGACTAAGTTATATAAGCTGCACAAATCATCCATAGATATTATCAGATTTTCAAGTGTAGATTTAAGCGACTTTTGAATATCAGATACAGTAGCATATGACCTTTGCTTTGATGATATAATCTCCGTAGCAGTCTTTGCTGTTTCCTGTACATCAGATAAAGTACCATAAGCCAATCCACAAGCAAACTCAATTCTTTGTAACAGCTTATTAAGCCCATTGAAAAGTGAACTGTCACGAATGGCAGGAGAAAAGACAGAATAAAAGTCATTAGTTCTACCTTGAATATCTAATTTTCTAAACAGTCTATCAGAATATTCAGGCAATTCATTATTATTCTTATAGCAATTTTCATCAATATCTACAGCAAGCTCACTGCCTTTATACTCCCACACTATCCTTGAATACTGTTCATCAGCTTTTTTAATCAAATCAACAGCCTTAGAAAAAACAGATACTCCTATATCTGAGTTACTCTCAATAGTATTAGCCATAGGCACTTTAAAATACGAAAATAAAGGCTTCGTAAGATTATTAATAGTTATCTCACGCTCAATATCTTTCCATCTACTCACAGACTCAAGTTTTATTTCAGAGCCTAATATATCAGATCCATACTCATTCATATAAGCCTTATTGATTATCGTACATTTGCCATTTTCAAAGCTATGATATTCAAGTCTTGTATAAGTCTTTTCATTCTTTGTAAATCTATCAACAAAAATACAAGATATAAGCTCACCAAAGCTGTTAAATTCAATCGGATATATCATATCAGCTTGTACACAATCAATAGCAATCTTGCCATCAGATATGAAAGGCTTAAAAGCCATAGAGCCTTTAGCAAGTGCATATTCAAGGTGTATGCGGATGTTGTCTATAAGATTTTGATAAGGCTCGTTCATAAAATCTGCTCTGTCACTTCCTACTATCTCAGACTTCATCTCAATAGTAGTTAACCTTGCAAGCTCAGCAGCAATAGAGCATGGGAGCGACAAAGAGTAAACATCTTTTTTTACCCAATCAGGCTTACCCTCATACATCTTAGTCCATAGCTTAATTGCATTTGCCATCTTATTTGAAATATTAATATCTACATTTAAAGCGTCTTTTACATTATCTTTACTAAACAGACCTTTCACCACCTTTTTAAAAAAATCAAACAGCCACATCTACATACTCACCAACCTTTTAGCATATCTCTCAATACTGTACTCCATAGCGTCAAGTGTATCTATATCAGACGAGCCGTCATCAAGTCTTACAGTCTTAATCTTCGTCTCATCCCATACAGCATTAGTCAATGCGTCCTTGACTGTATCAGCATTTAGGGTATAAAAAAACTTGTTTCGAGAAATAAGCCCCGCAACAAGTCTAATTCTATCAACTATTTCAATTTTACTTGCATTCCTAACACTTATATTAAAACCATTATCATACAAAGCTTTTTTAAGTGTTCTTATAAGCACTTGCTCAGCACTGTCGCAATAAATAGTATCGATATTGCTGTACATATCAAATACACGCTTAATAAAATCAATAAAAAGCATACACAGCTTATCAGAATCTGTATCAGCATCATGCCTTTCCGACACCAAAACAATAACTTCATAATCATTTGTAATCCCTGTAGCAACAAAGGCATGCTTAGATAAATTACCGCCAAAATCCACACCAACATTAATCATTTGTATTTTCTTATGCTTTAACTCTTCAAGAGATATAAAATATCTGTCTGGCTTACCTGCAAACAGTTTATATATTGCACCCTCAGCCCTTACCCATTGACCAAGTATGAAACGATTATAATAAACTGTTCCATAATACTCTTGTTTCAATGCAGTTACAAATTCATCAGTTAAAAACGGATTATCATCTATTGTGTAATGCTGATGATATATATTCGCCTTACTGTCCAAAAACTCCTTAAACCAGTGATTAGGACTGTCAGGATTGCAAGTACCGTCAAAGCATGAATTAGGCTTATCAAGTCTTGATTTAAGCATTTGAAATACATCTTGCGACCATGTCGTTATCTCATCACCATAACAATACTCAATTCCTGCACCTTGTATTCTTGCAACCTGATTTTTCTTATCAGCTCCAAGCACATATACATCACGACCAAATAACTTAGCTTTATTATTTGATGATATAGTACCGACAAGAGAGCCCCAAATACTTCGCATAGGTTCAAGGACATTTCTTTCAATCGTTCCTTGAGTATTTCCAAGCAAGACTATTAAACCATCACCCCTGCAAGCTCTTATTCTTTTTGGAATGATATAATAATCAAGATATGTTTTTCCCGACCTTGTAGCTCCTGTCTTTACATTCCAACGGCAATTACAGTTATTCCAGAATTCTTTTTGTTTATCACTTAGCTGCATCATCAATCGCCCCAAGTATTTTATCTAATTTATCAAGCTGTTCTTCTTCGACCTCAGACTTCTCAGAGAAAATTCTATATCTCTTTCCGAGTAGCTCTGCTGCCTTTAATCTTTCCTTTTCATCAGGAGTTTTTTTAACTGTTCTTGCCTCTGAGTATCCATCACCGCATCCCTCAACAACCACAATAGCCGATTCACTTTCTCCTCGAAGCACAGAAGTTAAATACTGCAAAACTTCTTCCTGCTTTGCAATTTTCTTATCATCAATCTCCTTAATCCTTTGGTCTATATACTGTTTTATATAAGGTTTTTTAAGGTTTTCCGTTGCTATTGTAAAGGCTGTCTTTTCACTGTATCCTGCTTTCTTTGCAGCGTCTGTAGCATTCCCACTGATGATATATTCATCAGCAAATCTTTTCTGTTTCAGCGTCAATTTAATTGACAAATACATCACCACCTTTTAAATTAATTATTTCTTACAATCTCTTGTTAACATACTTATCTTTCTTCTTCTCCTTATCTTTCAATCTCTCAGCAGATACTTGTAAATAAGGGTTAGTTATCTCGATGTTATTAGTCAGATAATATATAATACATTTACACCCAAACAAGCTTCTAAAATGTGTGTGCTTACCTGTTGATGTATTAACAACGATATATCCTTTTCGTATCTTCTTTATCTTATACATAGCATTTTGCCTTTTAAAAATTCGCATTAAAAAACCGCTATGTAATCACATAACGGTTTGATTTAAAAGCTCTATAGCCTTTACAATAACATCAGATTTAGATATATTCATCCTATCTGCACAATCTTGTATAAGTTGTTTATCTTCCTTTGTCAGTCTTATATTCAGCTTTTCAGATTTACTTGTATCACGCTTTGTTGGTCTTCCTATTTTCTTATTCATAATAAAAACACTACTCTCAAACTTCTTGCCATATTTTTTATTTTGTGTTATTATAAATAAATCGGCAGTGGCAAGACCACCGATATATTTTTCTTTGGTGACTTCCGTTGCCGGATTTATTGCGGTAATGTGGTCCTTTATCCTAAAATCTCCAGCTTTGCCGATTTTTGTGCTGTTTTTGTATTTATCCATTTATCTGATTCCTTACCTGGGCTTTGTGCAGGCTTTAATTTATCGCAACGGAGCCGGGGACTTTTCAACGATAAGCGCTACGAACAGAGACGCTTATCAGAGAAATGAAGAGCCTGTGGTTTCCGAACAGCAGCCCTCAACAGTTGAAGCAGCTCCTACAGAACAGTCCTCAATAGTTGAAGGAGCTTCTACAGAACAGCCTAATGAAAACGAAGGAGGCTTTTCTGCGGTAATCT